TCCATGTCAATTGTCGATGTGCGCTATTGTTGGCCATCGTCCCCGCCTATTTTGAATGGGACGAAGACGTCGGCACCATAACTGAGCTAAAAGAAGTGGAGGCCGCATGATCTGTCCAACCTGCACCAAAGAGGTCAACCCCTACCAAGAGATGATGGTGAATGGCTCGTTTATGATGCGATGCCCTCGACAAGAGTGCTACGCAACTATACCATCTACGCCAGGCGCCAAAGAAGCCCAGGCCAAACCCGGTCCCATAGATAGCAAAACCAAAACAGCCAAGCTGGTTTCGCTGCCTGGAAGGCCAGAGCCCGTAGCCGATATTTTGCAGCAACTACAGCAGCGAAAAGAGTGGCTAACCTCCCGAATTGATGAGCTAAAAAGCTGCGAGCAAGAGTTGGAAATTGTGTCTCGTATGCTTTCGGCTTCAGACACAGAAAAGAGCAAATCATGAAAACCTGCGCCAGTTGCGGCTATGTAGATAAGCTAAGCAAGCACAAGACCTGCCCCCACTGTGGGGAGGCAAGTTGGAAGTCCGATAGCAAACCAAAAGCCGCCAAGCCCAAGGCCAGCAAGCCTAAGACCCGGCGCCGCGTCAAAAAGTCGGAGGAATAAAAAATGGCTGTAACTGGACCAATGGTAGAGGCCGCTTGCTCGCAGGCCCTACACGGGAGCACCGCATCTGCCACACGAGCGCAAGCCGTGTCTGTAGTTGTTACAAATTATGTTGCTCAATATGCGGCCGGCGCTCCGATCGACGACGCGACTGGGCCGTTCACCGAATTTGCACCAACTAGAATCCCTTTAGCTACGCTAGGCGCCGGAGCTGGTGCGGTGAATATTACTATCACCTATATCCCGATCGAAGGCGGGGCAGAGCGTCAGCAAACCATAGCTGGTACAGCGGGCGCCTCTGTCGCGTTTCCCTTTGCTGTGCAGCAGATCACCCGCGTTCAGACCGATGCGGATCCGCTTGACGTGCTCGACATTCAAGCCGGAGACACCCAAGTCAGCCCGGCCCCTCGATTTGTATACGCTAGCGGCGGCGGCAACCTTGTTTGCCGTCTAGTCGAGGACAGCGCGGACGTAACCTTCACCCTTATAGCAGGTGCAAATCTAGCCCTGCGACCAAACATCGTTAGAGCTTCTGGCACTGCTGCTAGTGTTCTTTTGCTCTGGTAACAATCTAGGAGATATTAAAAATGGCAACAGTAGTAGGAACGGTCGTCGCTGTGGCGAACTATTCACAAGCAAACGGCCCGTCGCTTTTGCACACCGTATCGGGTGTCGAAAACGAGGTAGAGAGCTGCATCGTCCACGTCGAGTGGGTTAGTGGCACCTATGCAGGGGCAGACGACGCAAACTTTAGCCCAGCTACGGCGATCGAAGCGTCAAAGCGTAGCGGCAAAAGCGTCACGATCTTGCAGGCGTCTTACGTCGCAAGCGGTGACGAAGACGGAGCAGTTTTGGCTGCCGGAGCTTGCTCCGTAGCGGCTAACGTCGTCACATGTGAACTATTGCAAGAAGACTTCACCGAGCGCTCAAACGGCGCTATGTCGGCTACCTGGGAACGCCCGATCGCGTTTTCTGTCAGCTATCGTCAAAACGCAGAAGCCTGATTTATAGCAACTACGTAACGTCAACGGTAAAGAGGCGGAAAAAATGGAAGATATTAAGAACCAGGACCAGTCAGAAGCTCAGACCGAAGAGCCCAAAATTGTAGCCAGTGCAAACAAGCCAAAGCCCCCAGCGGCAGAGGTCCAGGCTACAGGGGAACCAAAGTGGCTCCCAGATCGTTTGGAGCGAGAGCGGCGGAAGATCCTACGGGAGCTTGGCGCCGACAATGTATCCGACGTAAAGACGGCATTATCTGAGCTAAAAGACAGACGAAGCCAAGAGCTTACGCAACTTGAGCGGCTTCAAGCACGAAATGCAGAGCTTGAAAGCGCAGCAACCCAGCGGGATAGTTTAGCAGAAATGGTCGAAAACCAGGCGCATGGTGCTATGGCCCGGCTAAACGAAGAGCAGCGCGCGGCAGTACTTGCCGTAGCTGGAGAAGACCCGCAAAAAAGACTCGCTGCAATAGCAGCGCTAAAGCCTACTTGGGCTAAAAACGAGACAGCAATGGTACCTGCGCCGGTCACCACTGCGCCAACGGAGCCAGCGCCAACGGCGTCTTCGGCTGCACCTGTCAGCAACCATCTGGCAACCTATCAGAACCTGCAAAGGTCCAACCCCGTGATGGCAGCGCAATATCAACTATTGCACTGGAAATCCATTCAGAACGCAAAACAAGCCCGGTCCTAAACGATATAAACCGGCGCAATAGGAGATGGCATCATGCCCTTGATTAACCGAGCAACGCTACCCCAGGAATTTTTTGACTATACCTCAGCCATGCTGCTAACGCAGCCGGAGCCGAAGTACCTTCACGCCAAGCTAATTAAGATGGCGCTAGGTGCTAGCTTCAGCGGCGATGCAGCTTTGGGTTTCCTACCCCAGCGCAGCTTCGGCACCATGGGCGCCCCGTACCTTTCCGAGGCAGACCAAGAGGCGCAGCGCTTGTCGCTTTCTGATGATCTATATGACGCAAGCGTCCAGGTCATCGCAGAGCTAGGCAGCGCCCCAGGGCAGACCGTTCGGATGAACCGTCCGAGCTATTCTAATACCGTCTACACCGAGGCAAGCCGAGAGGTCCCAAGCGGCGGCACGATTAGCACCACGCCGATCGCTGTCACCTCGGAGCAGGTGCCTATTACGCTCAAGCGAATGGCTGGCCCGTTCGATAGCGTGAATGCGCGCGTCGCTCCTTACGGAATCGATCGCTTTGACAGCTCGGTTATGCTGCATAAACCAGCACAAATTGTAGCAGCTAACCTCAAGCGCGACTTCGATCGGACTGTGGACCATTGGGGCGTCAAGCTCTTTGACAACGCAGCCACGATTGTACGTCCTAACGGCATGGTTAACGACGACACGTCGGTCCTAGCGGGCTCGTTCCCGTTTTCGTTCCGTCTATTGCAGTCGACCGAAACCGAGCTAGACCAGCTAAACATCCCGACCTTTGCCAACGGCAAACGGATCATGGTGCTTAGTCCTCGCCAGTGCGAGCAACTCGCACAGGATGCACAATTCAACCGCCTGGCAGTTTTCGAGCGGGATTTTAATCCCCTCTATGCTGGCACCTACTGGCGCAGCTGCGGTAGCTTTGACATCTTCAAATCAACCACGATGACCACCTCGGTCAACGCAAACGGGGTTAACATCGACTATGCTCAGGCGTTCGGCCCTGGCGGCGTTGGTGTCGGTGTTGGCGGCATGCCTCGCACCGCCTACAATACGCAAGACAATTACGGTGAGACCGCTTTGGTGGTTTGGCTTTGGTACTGCGGCTTCACCACTTTGGACAGCCGTTTTATTGCTCGTATCACCACGGACTAGGAGAGCTAAAAATGGCGTTCAACGATTTGATTGTTAACAACTGGCAGCAGCTAGCATTTTCCCTTGATGGCGTAGGCATTGGAGCCCTTTTTCCAGGGCCTACGCTTCAGATGGGACGATGTAAAGCAGGCACCGCCAGCGCGAGTGTCACGCTTAACGCGGACACGGCCTTGATCACGCTTATCTCCCTTTGGGAAGTTAGCGCGGACGGGACAACCTGGCAGCGTGCGACCGTGGCAAATAATGCCGCATATGTCGTACAAGCAAGCAGCGGCGAGACTATCGCAGCAGTGATTTCGGCACCTGATGCCGTCTATTCACAGCGGTTCTCTCGCGTGTCTGTTCTTGTCGGCGGGGCAGCCGGTTTGGCTGATGACGCTGGCGTTATTGGCTATAACTTTATTGACTCCAATTTGGTTTAGCTATGGCATTGCTTGCTAGTGAGTTGGCGCGCGTTAAGTACGAGCTAGGGTACAACACCTTGGACGCGGGCGCGGAGCCCTACGTTAGTGTTGTTGCTCTATTCGATCAGGTGATCCAGAAGTACCTGACTAACGGCGCGTCAACCACTAGCAGCACGGTCGTCCCCGCTGCGTCTGCGCCCACACCTGTGGACCTGACGCTTGCATCGACTACAGGATTCAGCGCAGGGGACCGCGTGGTAATCGATGTAGATAGCCGGCAAGAATTGGTGCAAGTCCAAAGCATAGCCGCTACAACCATCACGGTTTTGCTGAGTCTAGCGCATACGGGGAATTACCCTGTAACGGTAGAGGGGGGCGAAAGCATAGTCCGTGAAATTCTCAACCGCTTGTACAGCCTAAGCGCTTCACTGGGCGGCTTGGCCGTAAGTACGGCAGGCATCAAGCGAGTAGATGAAATCGAGTTTTTCGGCAGCAGCGAGATCAACCGCATAAGGCAGCTAAACGACCTTCGTATGAAGTGGCGCGATGAGCTGGCATCCGTTCTAGGTGTTACAAATATGTGGAGGGTTCGTAGCTCAGCTAATTTGGTGACAGGGGTTTACTAATGATCCGCAAGACATCCGGCAAAGACGAGTGGAAAATCTATAGCGATGCTAAAGACGACGAAGGCAAGCGCAAGCTGCTTGGCTCGCATAAAAGCAAAGCCGCAGCAGAGAAGCGACTCGCCCAAATTGAACAGCTAAAGAACATCCCAGCAAGGCGCAAACGAGGCCGCTAAGATGGGCTTCCGTGATGACATCCGCGATCTATGTTTCCAGCTGCGGGCCATCCCCGGCAGAGACTTTGAGATCCGACCATACACGGTACAAGTGGTCACCCGGCAGTGGAGCGGAAGCGAGCCCGGCGAAGGCGTCGAAACCGTGGCCGCGCAGTTCATAACAGAGTCCGACAACCAGCCGCCAAAAGTGCGATTTTTAAGCGACCAAGAGATCGCCCTTGGCGGATATAACGAAGCTACCGCAGAGGTAGGCCCTATAACCCCAGACTTCCCAGGCGGCGGCACGTCGATCAACACGCTAGGGCAAGACCCGCCAGCCAATACTTTGTTCGACTATATCTTGACCGGACCAGAGTACCCGAGCGGCGCCATATTCCGGCTAAAAGGCATCAAGTCAGACAAGACCTTTGGCTACTTCGTAACCCTTGAAAGGGCGCGCTAATGCCGATCTCCATGTACGAGCGGTTCGGCGATGTTAGCTTCCCTATGGATGGGGCTGATGTAGAAAACACAAATCTGTTTTCTGTAGCCGATCCAGGCCGGGACAACCTCTTGGCCTTGTTTGCGTCTGCTATAAATGCAGAGCTGGCCAAAAGCACAACCGTAGTCGAGGCCGGTTCGGTCTGGGCAGTCGTTACACCGTCTACAATTCTAGACGGTAAAATGCCTGTAGAAGATACAGTTTACGACATGCCAAGGCGCTCGATTCTACGCGAGACAAAACTGAAGTTTCCTCTTTTGGCCATCTATAGAACGTCGGCCACCCATGACGAGTTTTCGCTAGCCCAAGAGCGCATGACCCAGCTGTGGGGTTTAGATTACATAATGGGGCCGCTGTCGGTCTCTGACTTTCGGCGCTTGGGCGCTACGCTTAACGCGGTCAAGAACATAGTCCAGCTAGTTATCCGCAGGCGTGGACATCCGTCATACAAAAATGGGGCGCTCCAGTTCGGCCCTGGCACCGGTCGTTTTTCAACTATTGGAGTAGTCGAAAGCAGCGAAGGGCCAGCGCAATTCGGGCAAGAGGGCGAAGGCATGGAGTTTCATGCGCTCAACATGATTTTACGGACTACAGAGCTGGGCATCTTGGAGCAGGGCATAGACCCCACATTCGAGGGCGCCTCTGTGGGCATCGGAATAGGCAGCGAAAGCGCGGTCCTGAAAGACGCGATCAACGTGCGAACGGAAGTCCCCTTGGACCCTAACCACGGGAAGCCCGAGCCTTGACAGGTCCGATCAATATGGGCCGTATAAAGGCCGACCACAAAAGGTTTATGGCGGCTAACGAATTCATGGTCGTCCGTGAATGCAAAAAGGCAGGCGAGATCGCGGTTCGCGAAGCCAATAGCCGACAACAATTCCGAGTCCGCACAGGCAACCTTCGACGCAATACCAAAGCACAATTGCTCGTCCTAGCAGACGGCAGAAAAGTGCGAGTAAGCAACAAGCTCGATTATGCCAGCTACCTAGAATTTGGAACGGACCCGCACGTTATACGAGCTAAAAAAGCCAAGGCGCTGCGGTTTATGTACCCACAATTTTCTGGGAACTATGTCTATAGAAAACAAGTAATGCACCCAGGAACTAAAGCATACAAATGGCTTTGGACTGGCGTGCATCATTCGTATATCTTTTTGAGGGTTCGCCTCTTAAACGATATGAGAGATTTGGCTCGCCAATTTTGAGATAGGAAATATGATGCTCAGTTTTTACGCACGGGAAGCGCTGCTAGTCAGTGTCCCCTATCACAAGCCCTTCATCGGGCAGCATCCGCGCTATGTTGGGCGGCACCTTGTAGAAGGTAAATTGCTAGCCAGTAAAAAACCGTTTAAGGCAGAGTCCGACAGTCGGATCGGGATGCGTTTAGTCAAACAATGCCGACGCGGCAGCCTTTGGCCGGCGGACGAAGCAACCGCGATTTTGTGTCGCGTACCATTCACCCCCGTCTCATATCAAGAAGGCGCATGGGTTGTCTCTACGACAGCTAAAAAGCTAAAACCATCTACTAAGAAGGACTGAAAACAATGGCTCTTATTCCGATTTTGGGTGTACCTAGCACCTTCCGAGTCCCCGGCCAATACGCCGAAATTTTGTTTGCGCAAGGACCAAGCACAGCCGCCGCATCTGCGCGCGAAGTTATGTTGGTTATGCCGAAGCTCTCCGCCGGCACCTGGACCGCTGGTAGCGTCTATGAAATCAACAGTGAGCTTGATGCCATCGACGGCGCCGGAGCTGGCAGCCCTTTGCATCGCGCAGCCCGGATCTTTTTGCAAAGCAACGACAAGGCAAAATTGTGGGCGCTACCTTACGACGAAACCAGCGGCGCTGGCGTAGCATCTGCGGACGCTACGATTACATTTGCTACAGACCCAACGGCAACGGGCGTCGCTTCTGTGACGATCGCTGGCGAGCAGTGTTCTGTTGGCTATGATTCCACCTTCACTGTCACCGATCTTGCATCGGCTATGGTGAGCGTGATTAACTCGCGCACCTGGCTCCCTGTAACTGCTACAAATGCACTTGGCGTAATCACCCTGACCGCGAAGATCGCAGGCGCTAGCCAGGGCGATGGCGTCGTTCCTGTCATCCGCTATAGGGCAGCTATTTCCTCTGGCACCGGCACCACCGTCGCAGTCATCGGAGCAGCACTAGGCTTGGGCTTGGGAGCTACAATTGGCACCGACGGCGCAACGACCGAGAATAGCAACCTCGTGGCAGCACTAGCCAACATAAGCCAGGCCCGATATTACTACATGGGATTCAGTGTTTGGGATGCTACGAACCTCGCCAGCGTCACCACCCACATCAGCTTGAAAAGCGAGCCGATCCCTGGTCTTCGCTCGGTCGGTTGTGCTGGCTATAACGGCTCGTTTGCAGGCGCTCAGTCTATTGCAGTTGGTAGGAACTATGAGCGACTTCAGATCGTATGCCAGCCCAACGGGGACGCCGATCCGGCCTACCTTGTAGGCAATATGCTCGGCATCCGCCAGAAGTATGAAGAGCTTGATAGCGCCTACAACTTCGACGGCTACCGGCGCAGCGCGGACTGGCTGATTTTGCCAGCCAATAGCGAAACAGATTGGCCAGATTTCGATGACCAAAATGATGCCATCAATGATGGGGTCACGCCTATCGCCAGCGATTCGCGCGGTTCATATGTCGTAATGACGATCACCACGCGGAGCAAAGGACCAGGCGGCACGGTCGACGATTTTAGAGCAGCAGAAACGCACCGAATCAGCGTA